ATGATGGAGATACCAGATGTTGTTGGTGTTGTTCAGGTACTATAATGGAACTACCAAAAATTAAAAAAGAAAATCTAACACAAGAACTAAAAGAAGTTGTTGGTGATACTGACTTAGAGTTTGAATCTATAGTAGATCCATCTGATGTTGTCAGCATACCATCACACATGGCAGATTTCTATCAAGATAGGTTGACAACTGCTCAACGCTTGGTAGAATCTAGGAAGAGACATGAGGAGTTGAGAAAAAAGGTACGGAAGTCTTGACACTTATGTAAAGTTATGTTATTATAAATACTCATTATACAAAGGACTCGAAAGAATCGTAACCCTGCGTAGATGTAATACAAGATCCCATGTCGGGGATCTTATCATCCGCAGGATTTTTTCTTGCGAGACACTTAAAAACAATCATGTCAATCAAATCAACAATCGCTGCTGTTGCAGCATCTCCATTCCTTCTCGCTGGTGCAGCTTTTGCTGGTCCATACGTGAATGTAGAAAGCAACCTTTCTTACCCTGATGGAGATTATTCATCTGCAACTACAGATGTACATCTTGGATACGAGGGTACAACTGGTGCTGAAGGTGGAATCGCTTACTATGTACAAGGTGGTCCTTCACTAGTTCATACAGAAACTGCTGACGATACAGAGACAGAAATCTCTGCTAAGATCGGTGCTTCTTTCGCTGTGTCTGATTCTACAGGCGTATACGCTGAGCTTTCTGGTGCTACTGCTGGAGAAGATGCTTCTGGCGATACTATCCGTAACTACGGTGCTAAAGCAGGCGTTAAGTTCACATTCTAAGTTGAACTAAATAACTAAACAACTAGGGGAGCATAGCTCCCCTTTTTTATTGTAGAGGAAACTATGAGAAACTTCGCAGTGTATACAAAGGATGATTGTCCTTACTGCTCAAAGATTAAACAGGTATTAGATGGAAAACAAATTCAATACCGAGAATACAAGCTAGGAGTGCATTATACACGTGAAGCATTCCAAAGAGAATTTGGTAGGGGTTGCACTTTTCCGCAAGTACTGGTAAACTCAGAGAAACTCGGTGGATGTACCGATACTGTTAAATACCTCCAAGAAAAAAATCTTATCTGATGGAAGAACTTTACGACCTTGTTGAACATGCTATAGATGCTGCTTTTGAACGAGAAATATACTTGTTTGATTGCCTGACCTATCTAAAGCAGATGAAAGCAACTCGTAAACAGACTAAAGAGTTTATTGATTCTAGTACTGCTGGAGAATTGGCTCTGCTAGTCCACGATCTTGATGAGTATATCAAGGGTGGTAAAGACAATGAACATTGTCAACTCAGAGAAGCATACGGTCATCTAGGTAAACCTAGAGCAAGAAAGTTACGAAAGTATCTTCATCGTATCCTAAGTGATGCTTGGACGTATGAACTATCTCGTAAACCAGGGAGGAAGAAACTCTCTAAATAAAAACAGTAGTAAGGAGACTCTATGGAAATCGCATTAACTGTATTAATGGTAATCGGTGCATTCCTTTTAGGGGTCACGGTATCATGGTTAGCAAAAGGATACGTTGAAGACTATGTTGAAAACGCTGCTTATGCTAGAGCTGTTATACATCCTGAAATGTTGGATGCTAATGGTAATATAATTCATGACGAATTAATTTACCTTCGCAAAGAAAAAGATTTTTACACTGAATTCGATGAGGATGATGATTAATTATGGTAGCTAAAGGACTTGAAAATAGTAACTCTAGGTTACTTCTTAGTGAGATCTTACGAAAGGTCTCTAATGCAAAAACAAAAGCAGAGAAGGTAACTATCCTTCGAGATAACAATTCTTCTGCACTTAGGATGCTATTGATTTGGAACTTTGATGAGAGCGTAATCTCTATGCTTCCTGAAGGTGATGTTCCATACACACCTAACGATGCACCTGTAGGTACAGATCACACACGCTTAGAGCAAGAATCCAAAGGGTTCTATCGCTTTGTTAAAGGTGGTCAGGATAGTTTGAAGTCTTTAAAACGTGAGGCTATGTTTGTTCAACTGTTGGAAGGTCTATCAGCAGAAGAAGCAGAGTTATTATGTTTAGTTAAAGATGGACAAATGAATAAGAAGTATAAGCGTATTACTAAGGCAGTAATACAAGAAGCATTTCCACAAATAGAATGGGGTAATAGGTCTTGAATATTATTCATGAAGACTGTGATCCTACACTTGCAAAAGATACTAAACTACCTTATAATACCTACGTTGTAGAGTATACTAAGGAGGATAGGATTGCATATGATATAACTATGTCATCCAGTGCGGTAGAAGTTTTTGATTCGTACTATGATAAGTACAAAAAAGATTTTAAATTTCTTAAGCAAACCTCTGGAAGAGTTAATCCAAAGTTATGGAATCAATCAAAAGCGAAAGCGAAACCCCCAAAGAAACCAAAGAAATCATGAGTGTATACAAATCCAAGTCTCCAGCAGATAGGAAAGATATCCAGCGTGGAGCAGAAGTGGTGTCATTTTTTACTAAACCATTGTTCCTAATGTTGTTGTGGAATTGGTTAGTACCAGGTCTTTTTGGACTAGCAACGATTGGATATGTTAAAGCATTTGGTTTATATCTAATCTCTCGTATCCTTTTCAATCATGAGGCAATTAAAATAGATTATGACTAACGTTCGTTTGATTTCTGTGACTCCTGACGCAGAGAAAACTATTGGTTATGTTGCTAGGGTATCCAACCCCAACAATCAGGACAACCCAAAGGTTGCTGGACTATTAAAGTATTGTATTAAACATGGACACTGGAGTGTCTTTGAGCAAGCACACATGACTGTAGAGATATCAACTACAAGAGGTCTTGCTGCACAGATATTAAGACACAGATCATTTACATACCAAGAGTTCTCTCAGAGGTATGCTGATAGTAGTATGTTATCAAAGGAGATTCCTTTACCAGCATTACGTCGTCAGGATACAAAGAACAGACAGAATAGTATTGATGATATAGATCCATTGATGCAACAAGACTTTGAAATTAAAATGCAAAGACATTTTGTCGATGGAATGAAATTATATAAAGAGATGCTTGATGCTGGTATTGCAAAGGAGTGTGCTAGGTTTGTACTCCCTCTTGCTACACCGACCAAATTATACATGACAGGTAGTATTCGGTCATGGATTCACTATATAGATTTACGTTCTGCACACGGAACGCAAAAGGAACACATGGATATTGCGGAGGCATGTAGGGATATATTCATAGAACAATTCCCTATCACTGCTGAAGCATTAGAATATGTACACACCCAATAGAACTTACCAACAATGCCTACGTACGATTTTATTAATAAGAAAACAGGTGAGGTTACTGAGGTTGTCATGTCAATGACAAAGCTTGACCAGTTCAAAGAAGAACATCCAGAGTTGGAACGATACTTTGGTAATCAAGCTACCTCTGCAACTTATGGCAAACCTAAATCTGATGATGGATTTAAGGAAGTCATGTCCAAAGTGCAAGAAGCACATCCACTTGCAAACTTGAGTAGGTTTACTTAATGCCAAGAGCTAGAAAGAAATCCAATGGTAATGGTAATGGTAATGCACCATTGCAACCAATGTCTAAGAAGATGATGAAGAGGAAAAAACCAATTGATAAGTCATATATGACTGAGATCAAACCTCTTACTGACAATCAAACAGTTGCGTTTGATGAGTATAAGAAGGGGAAGAATCTTCTGTTGCATGGTGCTGCTGGTACAGGTAAGACATTTATTATGCTTTACCTAGCACTCCAAGAAGTATTAGATGAGGTATCACCTTATGAAAAAATATATATTGTAAGGTCACTTGTGCCTACTAGAGAGATTGGATTTCTTCCTGGTGACCATGAGGATAAGTCATACCTATATCAAATACCTTACAAGAATATGGTGAGGTATATGTTTGGGATGCCAGATGACAATTCATTTGAGATGCTATATGATAACTTACGAACGCAAGAAACAATTGACTTCTGGTCTACATCTTTTATCAGGGGTACTACTCTTGACAATGCTATTGTTATTGTAGATGAATTCAGTAACTTGAATTTTCATGAATTAGATAGTATAATAACAAGAGTAGGTGAAGACTCTAAGATTATGTTCTGTGGTGACATCACTCAGACAGATCTAACAAGAGAAGCAGAGAAGTCTAAGATATCAGACTTCATACAAATTCTTCAGGAGATGAAGGACTTTGCTTGCATTGAGTTTGGCATAGACGACATCGTAAGGTCTGGTCTAGTCAAGCAATACTTAATAACAAAATACAATCTTGGTTTCTAAATGAGTTTCACCTTCGTCAATGATCCTATCGTACCGATAGATGTTGAACCTGTTAACAAGGATGGAGTACGGTTCTACCCTATTCCTGGTGCTGATAAATACTATCCGAGTGTTACCTCAATCACATCGTTTAAGAACGCAGCATTCTTCAGTGCATGGAGAAAGAAAGTAGGTGAGCATGAGGCTAATCAAATCACTGCTAGAGCAACTCAAAGGGGTACTGCCTTTCATAGTATCACTGAGGATTATATTAAAGATAAATTAAATCTTGAAATATACTTGGAAAATAATCCATTATCTGTTAGAATGTTTCAGTCGGCCAAGACCACTCTTGATCGCATTGATAACATTCACTGTTTGGAGACCTTCCTATACTCACATTACCTTGGACTTGCTGGTCGTGTAGACTGTATTGCAGAGTTTGATGGTGAGTTAGCAGTAATTGATTTTAAAACCTCCACTAAAGAAAAGAAGGAAGATTGGGTTGAACATTACTTTGTTCAAGAAACTGCATACGCAGCAATGTTCCTAGAACTCACAGGTATTGAGGTAAAGAAAATTGTCACACTCATTGCGGTTGAAGATGGATCTGTTCAAGTATTTCAGAAGTACAATCTTGATGACTATCTACAACTACTCAAATCCTACATTGAAGACTTTGTTAGGGGGCAAAATGCCTAAAGAAAACGTATTAGAAGATAAGTTTCTAACCCCTACTAAATTCTCTCAAGAAATTGAGAGACTAGTACACGAAAGTAATGGTTTAATAACTTACATTGAAGCAGTAGTAACATACTGTCAAGAGAAAGAGATTGAATTGGAAACAGTACCTAAACTGTTAGCTAAACCTCTCAAGGAAAGGTTGAAGTATGAAGCTCAGAGATTAAATTATATGAAGCAATCATCAAAAGGAGTATTACCTTTATGACATTTTTTAGTTCAAATCAAGTACAAGAAAACTTACAAGATATATTCAACACATATCAAGAGATAGCATCTATGACTAACCAAGTACCTACCATGTCAAAGGAGGATAGGTTAGAGCATATAGAAAGTTGTAAGGTACTCATTGATAAACAGAAGACATTCTATTTCAGATTGTCTCTTGCTGCTAAGGAAGATGCCGAGGCAGCAGACATGAGGACAAGGATTGATGCCTTGTCTCAAGCATTCGGGTACAAGAGTCTCTTGGACTGCATGGATGCTATGGTAGACACGTTAGGAAAAGCAGAAAAATCACAGCTTGACCTCACATAAATAGTATGCTACGATTAACCAGTAGCAATTTAATACACTCAATACGGAGAATACGATTATGTCATTTGCTTCACTAAAGAAGGCTGCCAATAAAGGTAGTACTCTTAGTAAACTGACACAAGAGATAGAAAAACTCAACCAACCTCAGACTACAGGTGCTGATGAGCGTCTATGGAAACCTGAGTTGGATAAATCAGGAAACGGTTATGCCGTTATCCGATTCCTTCCTGCTCCAGATGGAGAGGACATGCCTTGGGCAAAAATCTGGTCACACTCCTTCAAAGGACCTGGTGGTCAGTGGTACATCGAGAACTCTCTTACTACTATTGGTAAGGATGATCCTGTCGGTGAATTGAACAGGGAACTATGGAACAGTGGTCGTGAGACTGACAAGTCAACTGCTAGAACACAGAAGAGAAAACTCTCTTACTATTCTAACATCTATGTTGTAAGTGACCCTGCACATCCAGAGAACGAAGGAAAAGTCTTCTTATACCGCTACGGTAAGAAGATATTTGATAAGCTAGTAGAAGCAATGCAACCTGCATTTGCTGACGAGACTCCACTAGATCCATTTAACCTATGGAAAGGTGCAGACTTCAAGGTAAAGATTCGTAAGGTTGATGGGTACTGGAACTATGATAAGTCAGAGTTCGCTGCACCTGCTACTCTAGGTAAACTAGATGATGAAGAACTAGAAAAGATTTGGAAACAGTCTTACTCACTTGCTGAATTTGAAGCACCTAAGAACTTTAAGTCTTATGAGCAACTACAAGCAAGATTGAATCTAGTATTAGGTAAATCTTCACGTACACCAGCACCTGTTGTTGATGAGAGTGAAGAGGAAGTAGTACCTGCTAATTGGGGTAAAGAAGTTACTGATTTCAAAGCGAAAGCAGTTGCTGCTGCTCCAGCAAGCGGAGAAGAGGATACATTGTCGTACTTTGCTTCATTGGCAGAGGAGGACTGATTATAAACTGGCACAAGGAGGACTTCATATCCTCCTTTTGCTGTTATAATTAGTATATTAAAGGAGACCTATGAAGTTTACACCATTACTTTTGATTCCCTTCTTGTCTGCAACACCAGCACAAGCTGGGTGGAAAGATTTTTTTCAACCAGGATGGTCAGAGTCTGAGATCTGTTACAAAAAAGTATACAGAGAGGAGTATGTACCAGGCACTTACAACAGTCCAGGTTATGTTGAAACATATAAAGACAGGGTAGAGATTCCCTGCAACAGTATTATTTCAGGAGGAGGAAGAGAACCTCATTCTATAGGAAGACCTTCAAGACCACCATCCAGACCATACAGACCTTCACGTGATGGAAATGAATGTGGTGATGGTAAGATTGCTGGTGGTATATTAGGTGGTGGACTTGCTGCTGCTATCTCAAGAGGAGATGGTCGTTGGTGGGCAATCCCATTAGGTGTAGTTGCTGGTAGTCACATTGGATGTGATATTGATGGAGGATAAATGGATATACATGACATACCTGGTATAGGTGGTTTTTATACTAAACAAGAAGTAGATGCCTTAATCAAGGCTGCTGTAGATGAAGCGAGAGCAATTGATGAAGAGTCAATGCGTAAACACAATAGAGATGCTACTATCATTAGTATGATACTTGGGTTTACAGCGTTAGCATTATTTGTTGATGGATTACTTCGTATACTTGGCATCATTCCACCGTTCTTAGATATAGATGTAAATGTAATTGATGACATCATTGATAAAGTTGAAAGTGATATGATACCAGTAGTACAAGATACAGTTAAGAAAATACCAAGGATAAGATGACTCTAGAACAAGATTGGGATTTCTATTTCCAACAACGTCCTAATGGTGGACCTTGGGATGTGGAGAATAATTATGTTCCAGATCTATCTGTGGTAAATTTTATTAGAGAACATAGTGTACCAACTACAGCAAGAATATTAGATTGTGGTTGTGCTGATGGTAGAAACACTAAGTATCTTGCAAGTAGAAATTGTACAGTAATTGGATTAGATTTTTCAAAGACTGTAATAGATAGAGCTGCTAAGTCTATTCCTGAAGCAACTTTTGTGTATGGTGATGCTAGGTCATTACCATTTGCTGAAGGTAGTTTTGATTATATTATTGATGCTGGAGCACTTCATGTTAATCATCCAGATGATGCTCTCTTTATTATAGAAGAGTATCATAGAGTTCTTTTGTCTTCGGGTAAAGTATTCATTAGAGTATTCTCTGCTGGAAACGACTCATTATATGAACCTATCTTTAATGTAACAAAAGATAGTTTACCAGTCTACGGATACACTGTTGAGGAATTTGAAACTCTTATTGAAGATCATTTTCGTGTGTCAAGAAGGACTCACGCTCCCATGTATGGTGCTCATGGTAACGGATGTAATTATTATCATCTGTCAAGGAAAACTTAAATCATTATAAAAAAACCCTCTTTTATGAGGGTTTCGTTATAAAATAGTGTGTAAGATTCAACACAATACAAATGTCAGGAGATTTTTTCTCACATAATGATCAACAACCGCCTGTATGCAAGGCATCTAAAGCTATGGATGAGATTAAAGAATCTCGGTGGTATAATACCAATTATATTATTGAAATAGAAAGCTTGATGGTTAATCAAAGGTACAGGACTGGTAGCCCCATGCAAGAGTAGGGGGGTCATATATTATTCGATCTTTGATTCCCAGGAAACCGCAAAAAAAACTCGGCATATTTTTTGGTCAAAAGGGTTTTTTAGTAACCTCCGTATCCTCCACTAGAAGAACTTGATGAACTAGAGGAACTAGATGATGAAGAACTACTACTGCTACTGCTGGTACTTGTTGTACTGGTGGTAGCAGTTGTTGTAGATGTGGTAGTATTACTTGCAGTAGATGTAAATGCTACTGATGGTGCTGTAACTGTTGTTTCTTCTCCAACCTTTATTATTGAACTACCTGGTCCATTATCATAAGAGGTTACAACTCCTAATTCGACTTGATTACTTACACTAGCACTAATATAACCTCTAGTGTCTATGAATCTTTGTGCTACGCTTAATTCTGTCTTCTTATTATTCTGATCATCTAATTCTGAATGTGGTTCATATGCAACTAAATTGGCAAATTCGTCAGTAATCATATTTGTCAATTGTCCTGTAGGAATTCTTATAAGTCTCTTCATATCGTTTTCATACGATTCGTGTTCATAATTACTTACTGGATATATTGATTCCTCTGATGTCTTAGTTGTTCCGTCTGGTAATACTGCTCTAAATGTGGAATTGACCTCTATACCTCTTTTAATGAAAACTATATCATTGTACAGTATTTCTTTAGTTTCGTAATGATGGACTTGATCGGAATCTGTGTATTTTTCCTCGCAGTAGTTTTGAAGTTCAAATTCGGATTTTGGCCATTGTTCATATACATCTGTAATGTTGTTTACAAGAAGTATTACCCAATCAAGTCCAGAACTGCCAAGTACTGCTAATGCAAGATCTGAAGGTTTAATCCCATCTGGGATAGATGAGGTTTCAAACAGAGTTGTGTATTTTTCAAGATCATCTCTGATTTTGCATCTTCTGAAAATATTCTTAACAAGGCGATATTTGAAACTTTCATCGTCTGTAAGACCTTCTCCAATATAGGTATTTGGTAATTGTGAAAAATATGCCATATTTAGTAACCGTCTACAATATCTTCGGTTGTGAGTAGTTTAGTCTCTGTAAATTGTACGTTTAATACCAATGCTGGTACATTTAGTAGTGAATTACCACCTGCTCTTTTTAATGCATTGTATTGGTTATCTGGAGTATAGTTCACTGTAACGTTTGTACATACTGAAGGATGAATTTTAAAATGTAGGTTACTATCTAAATCACCACCACTTGTTACTAGATTTCCTTGAGAGTCAAAACGACAGAATTGTATATCAAACTTTCTTGGAACTTGGAAATATCTCTGACTTTCAGCAGTTGTCATTAATTGTTTCTTTCCTGTCCAAGGATCATCCTCGCTATTATCCCATCCAAATAGATCTTTCAATGCTTTGATTGTTTCATCAAATGGTTCGTATTTTGCTCCTTTTTTACCAATTTTAGTACCCTTTTTTCGTACTTTTCTTGCTAATTTACCAGATTCAAATGTTGGGTGAGAACCCATTTTAAACCATTGGCAAATTGACCATATATTCTCTGCTTCTGTAGGGTTTCTAGCAAGCATTTTAAAGCTGAAATTATGATTACGGAAACTCATGTTATTGAAGACCTGTTCCGTATAGGGGTTAAATATTCTCCCCTTTGTCATTTGCTCTAAACTGTTAATATCAACACTACCTTGTAATCCTAAAAATCCACTAATACTGTTTGCTGCTTGTACCATTGCACTTGCACCAAATTCAGGATTTGCTGCTTTTGCAGCCATTTGGATTGTTTCTGCTAATGAATCAAAATTTATTTCACCTTCTACATTTGCTGCTGCGTTAGCAAGAGCAATACCACCAACTCCGAGATCTACGGTTCTATAGTTGGATTGATATGTTGTTGATAATGCTGGTGGCATATTGATGTATACCGTATCATTATCATATACTTTATCTGCTTCAACTGCACCTATATTTCCACCATAAAATGCTTCATTATTGTCTCTGAATGACATTTGGAAGCTTTTAAACCTCACCCAGTCAATTGCATAGGTAGCACCATCAGCATCTCTATGGCGATCACCGTGAGATACAGGAGCTCGGTATGGGTATCTAAAAATTGACAACTTAACTACCTAAATATTAACATGACCTGTATTTATTTATGCGTTATAAGCGAGGAAAATACTTTCCCAAGAAACCTAATAAGTATAAAGGTGATTATCGTAATATAGTCTATAGGTCAGGGTGGGAACTTAAGTTCATGAAATTCTGTGATTATAATTCTTCTATTACTGAATGGGGTAGTGAAGAAATTATTATTCCTTATATTTCACCTGTTGATGGTAAACGTCATAGATACTATCCAGATTTCTATGTTAAAACTAACGGTAAGAAGTATATCGTAGAGGTTAAACCATCAAGACAGACTAAAGAACCAAAAACGCAGAAAAAGGTTACTAAAAAGTATATAAATGAAGTTGTCACTTGGAGTGTCAACAATGCAAAGTGGAAAGCAGCAACCGAGTTTTGCAAAGATTATAATATGGAGTTTATGATCATTACAGAAAAGGAGCTTAGAGTATAATGCCTTGGCGTTCAGACATACCACATAAACAGCAAGCTAGATCGGGATATCCAAGTTTGCAGGAGATGATGGCATTTTCCTTAAAGGATAAGGATTATTCTCCAGCTTCGACTAATTTATTTACAATACACATTGTAACACCAGCGTTATTAAAAAACTGGCAGGCAAGAGATGGGCAAGGTGGTCATATAATATCAGATACTATTGGATATAGAGATTCAACATTTATGCCTGATGCAGGTGGTAAAGGTGGACTATTAGGTAAATGTTTAAATTTTTATTGTCAAACTATTAGTATACCAAGTAAACAGGTTACAACTGGTTCACTTGTTAATATAGGTACTGCAACTAAGTATGCTACAGGATCTGCTTTCAGTCAAATTTCTGCAACCTTTATTTCACCTAAATCTCAACATAGTAGAAATTTCTTTGAAAGATGGATACAATTGATGGCTCCTGATGCTAATCAGTATAGTGATTATTATGATTATTATAATGCTCCTAGAATGATGATTTTTAAATGGGAGAAAGGTGGACAACGTGAAGAACCTTATACATTTGAAACTAGAAATCAAAATGCAAAGATAGAAGGATGGAATCCTAATGATAGACATCCACAGAAAGCATTTAATTATAAGTTAACTGCTAGTTGGGAGATGCAACAGGCATTTCCTTATAATCTAGGATCTACTCAGTTAAATAACTCAGCAGCACGTGCTATGACGTTTACAGTAGGATTCTTCTTTGAACGTTATAGATTCTATACAGCAAGTCAATTTGACGAACCTGGTATAAGAACACAAATCTCTATTCCTGGAATGGGATCACGAGATGATGATTATTATGATCCTCTCGTTGATGCTCAACAGATATTTGGTTCTGTAGACGCAACACAAAAATCCCTCGGAATATGGTAAAATAATATGCCACTACCAGAAATACCTTACGACCCCTGGTTTCATAAACCTCACCCCCACGACTCTATGCCTATTGCAACTGATGAACCTCTAGATCTTGCACCAAGTTCTGTAGAACCTCAAGATGAAGAGAAAGAAGAAACACCACACGAAACTGCTTATCGTTTAGCAGTTGAAAAACATAGTCCTTGGCCTGGCGGAGGTTCCGAGAACTTTCATAAATAATTTTACTGAATTGAATTTACAATGCCATTACCTACATTAAGTGTACCTAAGTACAAACTGAAACTGCCTTCTGATGGCAGAACTGTCAATTTTAGACCTTTTCTTGTAAAAGAAGAGAAATTGCTACTTTTAGCAACTGAGACAGGTAGTCAAGAAGATATTGTTACTGCAATTAAAAATATCATTACTGAATGTACTGATATTCATGATATTGATGATCTCCCAACTTTTGATATTGAATATGTCTTTCTTCAAATCCGTACCAAATCTGTTGGTGAGGCTGTTGAGGTTAATGTGACATGCCCTGATGATGGAGTAACGGAAGTACCTGTTAAAATACCTTTGAATGAAATTAAAGTCAAAAAAGACAAGAAGCATAAGAAGGATATTAAATTGGGTGACGATATTATCTTAACTATGAGTTATCCTAGTTTGGATACATTTGTTCAAATGAACTTCCAAGATGAAGAACCTACTGTAGATTCTGTTTTTGAAATGGCAGCAGGATGCGTAAAGCAAATTGCTGATGCTGAACAAGTATATGATGCGTTAGATACTCCTAAAGAAGAGATGATGGAATTCTTTGAGCAGTTGAGTAGTAAGCAGTTTCAAGAAGTTCAAAATTTCTTTGATACTATGCCTAAACTATCTCATACTGTTAAGGTTACTAATCCTAAAACTAAAGTTGTAAGTGACATAGTTCTAGATGGATTAGCATCTTTTTTCGGATAGCTCTACTCCATCAAAATTTACAAACCTTCTATGAAGTTAATTTTGCACTTATGCACCATCATAAGTGGCCATGTGATTATATTGATAACTTGATTCCCTTTGAAAAAGAGATCTATATGAATCTCTTAATGAATTATCTTAAAGAAGAAAACAGGCGAATGGAGGAGAGCCAGAGGCAACAACAAAAGTAGCATTAATCAATAGTGGCAAATAAATTTACACATAAGTTTGTAAATGCTGGAGTAAAGGGTAAACTTACACCAGCACTTTTTGCTGCAAGGAAATCTATTACTGCTACTAATAGGATAGGTAATACAATAGCTAGTATTGGTAATGTCGCATGGGATATTAGGCAAATTGCTGTTAAATCAGCAGCAAATAAAGTACTAGCAGAACAGGCACAAAGAAGGAGAGAGCAAAGAGAAAGAGACCAAGAAGCTGAAGAAGCAGCAGAACTGGATAAATCGTTACAATCGAAAACGGCACAGAAACCAACCTCTAAGCAGAAAGGTATTGCAGGAAAGTACTTTGGTTGGTTAAATGGGTTCCTTAGACCTATAGTAGAATTTTTTGGTTGGTTAATTAAGGTTACTCTCATTAAGAAGATTCTTAATTGGCTGCAAGATCCTGAGAATAAAACAGCGTTAAAAACATTTTTAGAGAGATTTACCTTTGTTGTAAAGAAATTATATAGTTTTGTTAGTTGGATTGTAAAGGATAATATTCTTGATGGACTCGCAGATCTGTTCGGAGCTGGTGGTGAAGACGGTAAGGATTCATTCTGGGATAGAGTAAGAGGACTAGGTAAGCTCATGTTTGGGCTTACCATGATGCGATGGTTGCTCAATCCATTTGCAGCAGTAACTGATATTGTAGGGTTACTTGATTTTATAATGAATTGGCGATTGCCACCGTTGAGGATAAAAGGATTAAAGAGGCTTTGGGGTAGACGGATAAAGAAAGGATTTAATGCACTTCGAGAGAGTAAACGTCTGAAGAAGATGGTTCAAACCATCAAGAAATTCGGCAGACCCATAATGAAGCCGATTAAGTTCATTGGGAAGCAGTTTCAGAATTTTAGGAAGGGTTTTAAGGGTGTAACAAAGGCAGCAGATATTGCTAAGACGACTAATACGTTATTTCCTCATATAGCATCTGGTTCTAAGAAGGGTAGTAAGGCATTTGAGGCTGGAAAACAAGTTAGGCAAACTCTTAAAAATTTCTTTGGACCTGGAAGTAAGTTTGGTAATTTATTAAACAAATTACCTTTTAAAAATTTCCAAGTTCCTAAACCAATGAAGCCAAACCTTTTTGGTAAGGCATTGAGTAACAGGTGGAAAAAGGCTGTTGATGGGATTAAATCTGGTGTCAATACTATTGGTAAGTGGGGTAGTAATGGATGGGATTATCTAAGTAAACTTCCTAAAAAGCAATTTGATAAAGTTTCTAAGAGATTCCTTGAACCTGTATGGAAACGAGTAAAGCCTATTGAGAAACAGGCTCGGAGATTAATGGATCCATTTAATAATGCGGTTAAAAATTCTCCTGTTGGTAAGCTTGTTAGAGGTGCAGGAGCAAAGAAAGTAGGTGCTTCAAGATTAAAGGATATACCTCTTTTAGGTTCTCTTGTTAATTTTTACTTTGCTGTTGATTCATTTAAGAATGGTGATACTGTTGGTGGTGTATTAGAGTCTATTGCTGGTGCAGCAGAATTAGCTGGTTATTTGGTACCAGGTGCTCAAGCGTTAATACCTGCTGGTGTTTTAATAGATCTATATTTACTTTCTAGAATTATTCCTGGTGGTGTCGGTGAATCTATAATGGAATGGGAGAGAACTAAAGCGATTCCAGGAATGTCTAATCTGTTTGAAGGTGCTCTTGCAGGTACTAAGGGTACAGTTCAAGCTGCTAAAACACAGATAAGTAAAGCATTTGATGGTATTAATAAATGGATTGGTGCTGATAAAGAAGCACAAAAAACAAAGCATATAACTGAAGGTCAGGGTGATGGCTCTGGAATGTCCAAAGAGGAATCTGATTTTAAATCAGGTGATGGTAAAAAGGAGAAAAAAGGTCTTTGGGGTTGGCTCTTTGGAAAGAAAGAGAAGAAGAAAACATATTCATATACCGCAGCACATGGTACTTCTGAATATGGAGACCACGATGATTCTGATTATGCAATAGAAAGTGAAGCACATGAATGGGGACCAGATGGTCAACCTAGTGCAAGTAAACAAACTAAGAAACCTTGGTGGAAGTTATGGGAGAAAGGTGGTTATCCAGTTAAAGGTGCAGGTGGATCATTCTTTCTTGGTGGTCTAGCTAAAGGTATTGGAAAGGCATTTGGTGGGATAGGTAAAGCAATTGGTGGTATAGTTAGTGGTATTAGTGGTGCTATTGGTGGCATCATTAATACAGTAAAGGATGTTTTAGGTGGTCCATTAGGACAAATCTTGATGATGGCATTACCAGTAATGTTCCCTGCTGTTGCTTGGTTGGGACCAGTATTGAAAGGTATTAATGCTGTTATGGCATTGGCAAGTGGTGACCCATTAGGGGCCATAATGTCTCTGTCTGGTGCATTTAGCAGTATTAATACTGTTAACGCCATAGCTATGCCTAAATGGATGCAATCCATGAGGTTCAGTAAGTTTGGTAACTTTATGGCAAACTTGAATGGACCAGGTGGATTCTTAAGCACTAAGATGGGTAAGATTGGTGTAGGGATACTTTCTGGTAACTATGGTGCTGCATTTAATGCTGCTATTGATGGTACATCTTTAGGTGCTAGTTTGGCTAACCTTGGTAATAAAGTTGATGAATTAGGACTCGGAGGTATCCTTGGAGCCATACCAGGCTTAGGACCAACCCTACAGAATATGGGTCTTGGTGATGTTGTTGGAATTTCAAGTCTATTAACAGGTGATTTCTCTGCTGCTGGTTTCATTACTGGTATGGCAGAAAAGCATGGTTATGGTGGACTTGTTAAGGCAGCTCTTGGTATGGTCGGAGGTAACTTTGAACAGGGTATGATAGATCTCGCTGCTGAAATGGGTGTAAGTCCTGAAATGTTTGGTGTTATCGATACATTACAAATGTTAAGGGAAGGTGGTGAATCAGAGAAGCAAAAAATTATGCAAGAGATTGGAAGTATATCTGTTGTTAGTTTCCCTGTTGTTGTTCAAAAACTTCTATCAATTCCAACACCAGTTGGAGTTGAGACTGGAGGTGGAGGTGGCTCCAGTGGATCTGGTGGACTTCTAAGTCGATTGGGATTTGGTAAATAAATAGAATGACGAGGTATATTCTCTAATGGCAAGTATCCAGAAGTCATCAAAAATTAATATGTACAAGTTCGTCAATATTGACGATCAAGGTGCATCTGCGGATCCTGTTGCCAAAAGTATTAATGTACAGACTAGTGCCATTAATAATATGGGTAAAACCATTAATGGTATTGCTGCAACTGCTGTAACTTTAAAAAATCTTGCTCTTCATAGATTAAATGAAGAAGAGAAAGCAGCACGAGAAAAGTTTAAACCCCAATATACAAAGCAAAGACAAAATCCATTTAAATCTTTAATGCTTAATATTAAGGCATATAAAGTTAAGGGATTCTTAGAGAGTATGCTTTCATTCTTAGGAAGTTTACTTAAAATATTCATTATTAGACCAATATTAAATTGGTTGTCGAATCCAGAGAATAAAACAAAATTAGTTGCGATATTAGAAGGTACTTGGAAGGTATTAACTTGGATTACTGATTTTCTTGGTAGTCAGTTTGTTCATGCTATAAATGAGCTGCATGATGTTCTGAGTGGTGAAACTAGTGTTTGGAAAAAGGTAACATCATTTACTAAACTTTGGATTAAATTTGCTGCTGGATTTTTAGCCATCAAGTTCTTAAGAAATCCAGTTAAACTCTTAAGATCTGTAGCAAATGTTGGCAAGATGCTTGCCATCAAAACAAAATTAGCGAAGGCACAATTAACTAAGAGGAAACAATTCTTAACTGGTGGTAAATGGGCTAGAGGTAAATGGTTACTTGGTGGTGCTGTTGGTGCAACTGTATTATGGCAATTTGCTAATTGGGCGTTAGGTAAGAAGGAAAACGAAGAACAAGGTGATGATAGTACTCCCAATGCTTCGGGAGGTGGTGATAGAAGTAAAGATAGGGCATTCTCTATACAGGAGTATGGTGAAGATCTTACTACTGCTATGTACGATTCGTTAGGATTAAAAAATCCTAATGAGAAGGATGATAAGAAGAAGAAGAATATGTGGAACCCGAAAAATTGGTTCGGGGGTAAAAAGGAGAAAGAATCTAAGAAGGATGGTGAAAGTCCTAATCCATTAGGCGTTCTTGCTGGAATGTATACGGCAAATAAACAGTTTGAACATCTGCTTAAGACATTTAAGGAAGAGAGTTCAGAATTTGGCAGTAAGATGAATGATGCTGATGGTAGTGGTAAAGCAGCATTAATGCTTAATCTTGCTGCTACACTTGAAGGTGCATTGGGTAGTAAAAACCAGATGTTCCAGCAACTTCAGATGCAGACTCAGAATCTTGTTGAAAGTGCTGGAAAAGTTTCTAGTGGTGATAAGACTAGTATTGGTGAATTTTTAAAATGGGCAGGACATGATGTTCAATCTAGAGAAGAAGGTGGTCCAATTGGTTCTTATGAAAATGGTGGAAAGTGGTTAAATGGACCTAATAGTGGATACCCTGCACATCATGACGGGAATCCATTAATTGCTCACGGGTTAGAAGGATTGTTTACTAAGCCTGGTAGTAAGGATGGATTTATAGTACCATTTGATAATGCTGCAACTAGAAAAGATCCATCGTTAACTATGGTGAGGTTAGCACAAGCTAAGAAACTTGGATTTAAAAATGGACCACCAGGATTTGAGAAAGGTGGTTTTAATCTATTTAATCCGATGTCTTGGTTTGGGGATAAGAAAGCACAGACATTTATGAGAGGTGCTCATGGAGATAGAAATGTACAAATTCAAGGAAGTGGATTAGCAGCTCAAGTTGGTCGTAACCGTCAAAATTTAAATGCTATTATGCAAGAGATGGGATATGCTTCTCCTCATGGTAATTACGCTCTTGGTGGTCCACTTGGAGTGCAAAATCTTAAGGATAATAAGACATATAGAATATCTCAGGATAAAGGATACTTTGAAAAATCTAAAGTTAAATCTGGTGGAGGAGGTAATTGGTTCACCAATATGTTTAAAGGTTGGGGTGGTGATAAAGGAAGTGGTGGTAACTGGGGATTAGGTGCAAACTTTGGGCAACAATATCAAGAACCTGGTTCAGGTGGATTAGGATTAGTACAAAGATTGGTTGCTTCTCATCGTGGAGATGAACTAACTTCAGCATTACTAGCAAGAACAATCTTTAATAGAAAGGCTGCTATTGATAAGACTGGTAATTCCCAAATGTTTAAAGCGAAGAGTGGAAGTTTCCATGATATATTACATGCACCAGGTCAGTATCCTAATGTAGAAAGTGGTAAGATAAAGGGTACATTCTCTAATTCTGAGTTGAATGCTGCTGGTAAAGCTATGAAGTTAGCAAAAGAAGCACATAAACTTAAAGAACGTTTAACTGAAAGTGGACTAGATCCAGCTAAAACACAGCAATTAATGACTGCTACCATATTTAAACCTGGTTCTGGATTAAATAAAGGTGGATTAATGGGGTTACTTACTGGTGGTGGTGGAGTTAGATTTGGTAAATATACATTCCAGAATAAACCATCCAATGCTATGAATGCTTTGATGGGTGGAATGAATCCATTGATGATGAAAGGTATGATGACTATGATTAGTAATCTAGTCGGAGGAAAGAAAGATGGTGGATTTGGTAAAGATCTTATTATGACACTTGCTAGTGGAATTATAGGTGGTGGATTTGGAAAAGAGGGAGGTAAAGGTGGTGGAATGATGGATGCTTTATTTGGAATGTTTGGTATGCCTACTAAGAGAGGTGGTCAAAAGGATAAGAAGCAATCTATGTCTGGTGGTTTAGGTCAAGTACTACAGAGTGTATTTGGTGGTAAAGGTGGAAAGGATAAGAAAGAAGAAAGGATGGAGTTTAAGAAGAGAGAGAATGAAAGACATAGACAGATAATGAAGTATGAAGCATCACAGCAGAAACGTAATATCATGTCTAGATTGCATGACCAAGCTAGTCAAAATGCTAGAGAGATTACATCTGCTGTTAATGCATCCAATAAATCTGCTGCTAGTCAGGCAAGAATGGGTGCAGAAGCTGTTGCTAGATTATCTCAAGCAGCACAACAACAAAAAGGAAATACCTTTATGAGTGTCTTCAAGTCAATAGCAACCCAACTAAGTTCATCTAAGAAAAAATAGTTATGAGTAGCAAAAGAGCTAATACAGCAGAAATTGATTTTAAAATTAGCCTCTGGCGTAATGGTAAGAGGATGGAGAATGCTTCTGGTAAGTATGAACTTGCTGAATTTGTTAAAGGTTTTGAAATCGTTGAAGCGGTTGAGTCTGCTACTATAGAAGCACGTATTATAGTTGAAGATGCTGCTGGACTTATGGGAGCATTGACTGGATCTGAAGTATTTAAATTAACTATATTTCATTTCACAGGTAATAGAGATTATTGGTTGAGGTGTGTTCATATTGAGGATAGAGTTAGAACAGCACAAACAGCAGATGTTTTTATTGTTAATTGTGTTTCTGATGAGTTTATTAAGAATGAAATTAAAAATGTTTTTGGTCATACTGAAAAGATATTTTCTGGTTCTATAGAGGCATCACAGATTATTAGGAAGTTGGTAAGAGATAAGAAGTACTTAGGAAGTAAGAAACGTATGTTCCTAGAGCAGACTATCAATAAACAGAGGTTGGTTATCCCTAATTGGAGACCAATTGATGTAATTTATTGGGTTGCTGAAAGATCTGTTCGTAAATCTAAGAAAGGTGGAGTATTACAGAATGGATTTAATTTCTGGGAATCTGCTTTAGGATTTCATTTTAAATCAATTGATAAGATGATAGATGATGTTAATGAACAGAAGGAAGCTACGACAGATAATGTAAAAGGTAAACCAGCACTTTATACTTACACATATTCACCTAAAGGTATGAAGATTGATGCAGGTGAAGACCAATATAAGATTGATAGTGTAGTTTTTCCTGAAGAGAGAAGTTATCTTATGGGGTTAAGGCATGGTTCATGGTCTGGATATAGTATTGGGTTTGACCCAGTTTCTATAAATCAATCAAGAATTGGTGTTAGTACTGATATGAAAGATAAGGAGTATAACTATACTCTTAAAAAGGTATGGAAAAAAATGTCTCATGTTGGTGGTACAAATTATGTCAATCCTAATACTTTGATGGATAAAGAAATACAAAAAGTTATTGACCAACCAAAGAGAGTTAGATATACTATGATACCTAATCAGTTATTTGATCCAAAATATAAACTGAATCCTCAAAAAAATTATGAAGAGGTTGTTGAACTTCAAGCATATGAATATTTGCGTAGAGAAACACTTAAGAATATTAAATTGATGATTACTATTCCAGGTAACTTAGACCTTTATGCTGGACATGGTGTGCAAATTAAGTTACCAGGAACCTTCAGATCTGGTACGACAATTCAGAATGATAGGAAGTATAGTGGTAGATATATCATCATGGGTGTACGTCATCATACAGGGGATGGTCTTAAAATGAAGACAGAACTGTTGCTAGGTCGTGATAGTATACTAGGATAATAAATAGTATTGTTACCTATTAGTAACGGAGACAAAAATTATGAAAACTATCGAAGAACACATTCAGAAAGATAGAGATATTCTTGACAACCCAACAATTAGTCCTGCAGCTCGTAGGCATGTGGCAGAAGAGTTAAATGAGTTAGAAACTTATCGTGAGCACCATATTGAAGAGATTAATGCTGGTGACCATCATGATCCTAATACCATTGAACTATTCTGTGAAATGCATCCTGATGAGCCAGAGTGCCTAGTGTATGACGATTAATGA